ATTGATGAAGTTATCCAAGAAGCAATAGAAATGATTGGTGGTGAGCAGACACTAGGACATGAACCTAAGTCTGCTCGTCGTTCTATTAACCTATTGCTTCAAGATTGGCAAAACCGAGGTGTACTTCTTTGGACAGCTAATACAACTACTGTATCAGTATCTACTAGTGTAACAGCTTATGAACTTGCTGATAGCACTGTAGATGTATTGGAAGTTGTTCTTAATCGTGATAATACTGATCTACAACTAGAACGTATCACAATGGAAGAATATCTTAAAATTCCACGTAAAGGTCAAACAGGTCGTCCATCACAATATGCTATTAGACGCAATCGTGATAATCCTGTTATGTATTTATGGCCTATTCCTGAAAATACAACAGACCTTTTAAAAATTGAACAAGTACGTTATACTCAAGATGTAAATAAATCAGCAATACAAACTGCAGATATATCAAGACGTTTTTATCCATGCCTTACAGCAGGACTATCATACTTTATGTCAATGAAACGACCCGGTGTTGAAGGAGGACGTATACAGTTTCTTAAAGCTGAGTATGAAGAACGTCTAGCAAGAGCAATGGATGAAGATAGAGAAAGAGCAAGTTTACGAATAATACCTAATTTAAATAGAGTATAAAATAATAATGGCAAGTAATAGAAGAGCATTAGCAATTTGTGATACATGTGGGTTTAGGTATCCACATCGTGTTATGAAGCTAAATAGTTATGGTATGCTCATTTGCCCAACAGACTATGAAGGTGCTTTTGATTTAAAGAACCATCCACAAAATCATACACCTGATGTACGAGATAATCCAGCAATTCGCAATCCACGACCAGAACTTAATAATGATCGTAATATTGATTGGCAAAATGCTTCATCTCTTTGGGAAGACACAGACAGTTATTGGAATATAATATAATGGCATCACTTACTGGAACACAAATTGCAAATACTTACAAACAACTTCTTCAAGTAGGAAGCGGTAATGTAGGGCTAACTAGTTCTTTACAGACTGTACAAGATGGTGATGCTACTAATTCACCACTACAATTAAGCGATAGTGCAGTAAATATTAATGGTACTTTTCAACTTAGTGGCGTAACTTTAACAGCTAATGCTTCTACTCTAAACGCAGTAGCAGACCTAACAGGTGCTACAGGCATTGTAGCTGTAAGTGGTAGTAATGTATACGGACGTAGTTTAGTTGCTGGAACAGGTATTACTATTGGTAATGCTGATGGTACTGAAGGTGATCCTACAATTGCTCTTAGTACAACAGGTATTACAGTTTCTCTTGCAGGTATTAAAGCTACTTCAGCAACTTTTGCGGATACTGTATCAGCAGCTTTCTTTGTTGGTGATGGTTCAGGACTAGTTAATGTACCTTCTGCTGAAGGTGGTACAATGAAGTTTATTACTGCAGGAACAGGAATTAATTTTACTGTTAATGGAGTAACTTCAGCTACTATACCTGTTAGTGGTACACTTAATATAAATACTAATCAATCTTTTGGTATTGTTTCAGCAACTAATATTGATGCTGACGAGCTTCTTATGGCAGGAGTTTCAGCAGCAAATGTAACTGAAGTTGCTGCAGTATCTGTATTAACAAAAACTAATCTTAATGCTATTACATCTATTAATGCTGTTATTGGAGATGGTTCAGGTTTTGCTACTGATGCTGAACTAGCTGCAGTAAGTGCTATAATGGCTACAAGTATAGATAATAGTAATACACGAATTACTTCTGTAAGTGACTATGCCGTAGCTCTCTCAGCTACAATAGCTACAAGTATAAATAATAGTAATACAAATATTACAACAAATACAAATGCAATAACATCTATTAATAGTGTTATAGGTGATGGGTCAGGTTTTGCTACAGACGCTGAACTAGCTGCAGTAAGTGCTATAATGGCAACTAGTATTAATAATAGCAATACACGTATTACTTCAGTAAGTGATTTTGCTGTAGCACTTTCAGCTACATTTGCTACAAGTATTAATAACAGTAATACAAATATTACAACGAATACTAATGCTATTACTTCTATTAATAGTGTTATAGGAGATGGAACAGGATTCGCTACAGATGCTGAGTTAGCAGCAACAAGTGCTGCATTAGCCACAAGTATAGGTAATTCTAATACTCGTATTACTTCTGTTAGTGATTTTGCTGTAGCTTTATCAGCAACTATGGCAACAAGTATAGCTACTAGACTTCCTTTGGCAGGAGGTACACTAACTGGAACAGTATCAGGAACAGATTTTTATGTAAGTGCTGTTGCTATAGGAGTTGATACTTTACTAGGCAAACAATTACATATTGGTACAGCAGCAGTTGCTGATATTGTCAGCTTAACTGATGGTGCTACTATTGCTGTAGACTTTAATGCAGGTCAAAACTTTGCAGTACAATTAGGAGGAAATAGAACACTAGGTAATCCTACTAATTGTGTACCGGGTCAAACAGGATCAGCTTTTATAATTCAAGATGGTACAGGAGGACGTACACTTAGTTATGGAGCTAATTGGGAATTTGCTGGTGGAACAGCACCTACTTTAAGTACTGCAATATCAGCAGTTGATAGATTAGATTATATAGTGTATACTTCTACTGCAGTTCATGCTATAGCAACATTGGATGTAAAATAAAAATGGTATTTAATAATAATCTTCTTCTAGGTGCAGCAGGTCAAGGCGGTGCTGTCTACGAGATTGACCAGTCGATCCGGTTCAATGACGGTGATAGTCCGTATTTAAATCGTACATTTGGCACACCAACAAGCAGTTCACAATTTGGATACAGCTTCTGGGTTAAGCTGGGTGCGGGTTACGATGGAAATTATATTATCAGCGCAAACGGCGGAGGTAATAACGATAACTTTAGTTTCTCCTCAAATCAAATAAGAATCCAAGAAGGCGGTGTGCTTCGTTTACAATCAGATCAACTCTTCCGTGATTTTTCATCTTGGTATCATTTTGTTGTAGCATATGACCTTGGAAACGCCACAGCTTCACAGAAACTTCGTGTCTATTTGAATGGATCAGAAATCACTTCTTGGGCAACGGATACACGTTCTAGTTTCAGCGGCACCTCAAGTCGCTTAAATGCGGCAGTTGGTCACGATGTAGGCGCAAACGTATTTAACGGCGTATCGTCTCATATTAACAACTGGGATGGCTATATCGCAGAGTTTCATTTTGTAGACGGTACTGTTCTTACTCCTGCTGACTTCGGTGAATACAACGACGATGGCGTGTGGATACCTATCGAAGCGTCTCCAACCTACGGAAACAACGGCTTTTATCTAACAGGCGCAACAGCCAGTGACTTAGGTGAAGACTTCTCAGGCAACGGCAATGACTTCACGAGCAGCGGACTAACCACCGCAGATCAGATGCTGGATACGCCGACCAATAACATGCCTACCCTAAACCCATTATCTAGCGGCACAGGAACTTTGTCCGATGGCAATTTACAATATGTAGGGGTATCTGGAAACTGGTCTAACTCTAGATTAAATCTGCTTGTGCCTGATACAGGTAAGTGGGCAATCAGATGTAAAACAACGACTAGCTACTCTCAAATGATTATCGGTCTATGTGCGCCAGACAGCGCATCCCCTTACACTGATATTGATATCAACGGCGTAGCCCAAATTCGTTACAATGCGTTAGACGGCAATTTTGTAACAAGGGTAACTGGCTCTCTAATAAATGATACAAGTCCACCTACAACTGCTGCACAAACATTTATCCAACTCTTATTTGATATGGATAATGGAAAAATGGGAATTGCCGCAGACGGTGCAACATCAGGTACGTTTGCGGATATTGCAACATATCCAACTTTGGACTTAAACGGTGCTAGTTTATCTACAGCCCGACAGCCTTTTGTACAAGCATATGCCGGTATAGATTCTGGTGCTGGAGTAATTATTGATGTTGGTCAAAGCGGTTGGGAAACTACAGTTACGGGATTTAAGAACTTAATTTTAGCCAACCTTGACACACCATCTATCACAGATGGGTCAAAGTATTTCAACACTGTACTGTATGAAGGCAACGGCGGTGGACAGCGTGTTGGTCAGTTCCAGCCGATTACTGAAACTTACACTGTGCCTAACAGTGTTATTTTTAATGACAACGATTCTGCTTCACTGACACGCACACCAAGCAGTGCAGGTAATCGACGCACGTTCACGTTTAGCTGTTGGGTTAAACGAGCAAACCTGACCGGCGCAAACCAACCAATTTTCACCGCCAGCGGCAGCAGTTGGATTATGTTTTTATCCGGTGAAACTTTAGGAATAAACTTCGATTCATCTGGTAATTACCGCATCGTTACCAATCAAGTTTTTAAAGATACCTCTTCATGGTTTCATGTTGTGCTTCGTGTCGATACGACAAATGCAACTGCTGATGATAGATTGAGAATGTACATCAACGGTTCTCAGGTAACGGATTTTGGAACACGCACGAACCCGCCATTAAACGCAGATACTGATTGGAACAACACTGGCGAACATCGTATCGGCAAGCTGGTAGGCGCATCGCAGTATTTTGATGGCTATCTGGCTGAAATTAATCACATAGATGGACAATCTTTAGGTCCAGATAGCTTCGGTCAACTAGACGCATCAACAAATAAATGGATTCCAAAAGATGCCAGTGGGCTGACGTTTGGTACGAATGGCTTTTACCTTGACATGGAGACTGCGCCGGGTACTGGAAGTGGTGCTGGTACTGATTCCTCTGGAAATGGCAATAACTGGACTGAGTCAGGTCTTGCTGCGGCGGATCAGGTAGATGATAGCCCGACTGATAATCAAAGTGTATTAGATGCAAATAGAATTGATGCTTATACTTTAAGTCAAGGTAACCTTTTTACAAATGCTGTAGGAGACGCAGCAGCAATAGGAACAATTCCTTTTGATCCACAAGATGAAGGAGGTTTTTACTTTGAAGCAAAAGTTAAAACTGCTGCGACGTATCCTAATGTTGGAATAAGAACATTAGCAGATATACCAACAGGTTCCGGCATGTCTGATAATACTACAGGCAGATATGCTTATACTGGCAGCAATGGACAGTTTAATGATGAAGGCACTGGAGTATCATATGGAGATGTATGGGCTGGAACTGCTGATAAAGTAATTGGGGTTTATATTAAGGCTGGAGAACTTTTTTTCAGTGTTGATGGAACAATACAAAATTCAGGAACACCTGCTAAAACTGGCCTTACTGGGTTAATGGTTCCAACTGTTTTTTATGATGCTGGTAGTGGTACACATGCCTCTTGGGAAATGAGATTTAATTCTTCAGAGTGGTCAACAACTCCATCTGGATATAAATCCATAAGCACCGACAACCTCCCACTAAGCAACGGAGACTTGTCTGCATTTGTCTGGATCAAGAACCGTGATGCCACAGACAATCACATGCTCTTTGATGCAGTGCGTGGTGCTACTAAAGACGTGCATTCAAATGCAACTTCTCTTGAAGCCACCAACGCAAACACACTAACTCGTTTCCTTAAAAATGGTTTTGAAGTTAGTAATGATGCGGAGGTAAACACCAGTGGCGAAAGCTACGTTGCATGGCAATGGCTTAATGACAGCCTGACAACAAGCAGCAATACTGATGGAGATATTACAAGCACAGTGTTAGCCAACACGACTGCTGGATATAGCATCGTAACTGCAACTCCATCATTAACTGGCACAGAAAACATTGGTCACGGAATCGGTATAGCCCCAAAAATGATACTTGGGAAAAACCTTGAATTTGCTGATAACTGGTACGTTTACCATGATGCAATTTCACCAGCCCAATCTATTTCTCTAAACACTACAGGTGCTGCAACAACAACGAGATATAACGCAGCCACAACCAGTTCTGTTTTTCAAATTGTAAACGGTGCTTGGACCAATGGTGGTCAAAAATGTCTGTGGTACTGTTTCGCAGAAGTAGAAGGCTTCAGTAAATTCGACAGCTACACTGGTAATGGTTCTACAGACGGTCCTTTTGTGTATACCGGATTCAAACCTGCTTTTGTTATGTTTAAAGTATCCTCTAATGCTCCCACTGGTTGGGCAATTATTGATAACAAGCGAAGCAACCCGTTTAATCCTACTGATGGTCTATTGCAGCCCGATCAGAGTAATGCGGAAGGTACTACTGATAAGTGGGACATTCTTTCAAATGGATTTAAAGTGAGAACGACTTGGCCTGCTGTTAATGGTAACGGATATAACGTGACATACATGGCATTCGCAGAAAACCCATTCGGCGGTGACGGCGCAGCACCAGCGACAGCAAGATAATAAGGATAAATAAAATGTGGACTTATAATGGAAAACAAATTAAAGAAGGAAAAGCTTGGACCGATAATAATGGTATTCAGCATCCTGCGAATTGGCATGTTTGGACGGAACAGGAAAAACAAGCTGTTGGACTTGTTTGGATCACTTTAGATACACCACCTGATAGCAGACTATATAAGTGGTCACAGAATGCTGATGGTACTATTACATCTACTGCTAAATCTATTGAAGATGTTAATGAAGTAGATGAAGATGGTAATGCCCTATTAGATGAAGATGGAAATCAAGTTGTTACTCTAGGTGTTAAATCTAATTTAATTCAAGAAGTTAAGACACAACAAGCCTCTCTTCTTTCGCAGAGTGATTGGGCAGTTGTTCGTTATATAGATACAACTGTAGCAGTTCCTTCTAATATTCAAACATGGCGCAACGCAATTAGGAGTAAAGCAACAGAGATGGAAACAGCTATAACTAATGCTGCTAATACAGATGCTATTGCTGCACTATTTCTAACATATATAACAGAAGATGATGGTAGTATTACAAAGTCAGGTATACTCTATGATTGGCCTGAGTTAGAGGATTAATGTATTATTTTATTTCTGTAATTATAATTTCAATGATACCATCAGGTGAACCTATTAAAGAACATTCTGTAACAGGACCATTTCCTGATATAGTAAACTGCATGAACTATGCAAATGTTATTAATCAAATAGCAATAGAAGCAAAAACAAAAATCTTACGATCAGAGTGTAAAGAAAAAGTTAAAAGAAAGGCAGTATAATGGCTAGTACATTTACAAATAGATTAGGTTTAGAAAAACAAACTGATGGAGAAAATCCAAATAGTTGGGGAGCTATTTTAAATACTAATGTTATTGATCTAATAGATGATGCTATTGCTGGATATGAAATTGTTTCTGTTAGCGGAACAGGAATTACACTTACAGATAATAATGGTTCTTCAGATCAATCTCGTAATGCTTCTTTAGAGTTCTCAGGAACACTTACTGCAAATGTAACTATTACTATTCCATCAGAAGAAAAGACTTACTTTGTTAGAGAAAATAGTTCAGGATCATTTGCTGTTCAAATGAAGACTGCATCAGGCAGTGCTTTAACTTTAAGTCAGGGTCAAAATACTTTTGTTGCTTGTGATGGAACAAGTATTTATCAATTAGATATCCCAACTTCTGTAACTTCTTTTACAGCTAATACTTTAACTGCAACCAGTATTACAACAACTATTTTAGATGCTACAGATGTAAATACTTCTACAGTAAGTGCTACAGTTTTAAATACTGATGGAACAGCTACTTTTTCTGGTCCTGTTATAGGAACTGTAACTACACTTACAGATGCAGCAAGTGTTGCTCTTAATCTAGCACAAGGTAATAACTTTTATATTCAAATGACTTCTGCTGTAGGAAGTTCTAGAGTTTTAGAAAATCCTTCTAATGCAGTTATAGGACAGTGTGGTTCTATTTATATAATTCAATCTGTATCTGGAGCAGCTACAAAAACTATATCTTTTGGAAATGCTTATAGATTTAAAGCAGGAGTTGCTCCTACGATTACTCAGACAACTAGTGCAGTAGACCTTATGGTATATAATGTAAGAGATGTTTCTATTGTTGATATATTACCTGTACAAAATCTAAAACCAGAAGTTTAAATTAAATGGCTAGTTCTTCTTCTCGTTTATCTAAACTTAATTTTATACCCGGTTTTCACCGTGAGTCTACTCAATATTCTGAGGAAGGCAAATGGTTTGATGGAGATCGTGTACGTTTTCGTGAAGGAAAGCCTGAGAATTTAAGAGGTTATCGTAAACATTATCCTGAAGATATTATAGGTACTTCAAGAGATTTAATATCTTGGATATCTAATGATACAGAAAAATATCTAGCTACAGGAACAGAACAACGTCTTAATATTTTATATAATGATAATAATTATGATGTAACACCTATTACAACAATAGTAACATTAACTAGTGTAATGAATGTACAAGCTGGTTCTCCTATTGTGTCTGTTAGCTTAACTAATCATGGTGTAAGTGTAGGTGATTGGATTGAGTTTACAAGTACATCTTTACCCGGCTTTTCTGAAGGAACTAATTTTGCAGTATCAGGTTTTGGTGGACCTACTTATAAAATTACAAGTAAATCAGGATTAGATAACTTTGCCTTTACTGTAAATTATAATGCAGACTCTAACTTAACAAATGTAGGTGTTGCTACTGCCAACTATTTATTAGCTACAGAACAAACAGATAACATTCAAGGACTAGGTTATGGTGCTGGTGTTTATAATGCTGGTGTTTCTACTACAGATGAAAGAGCTTGGAATGAAGCAGCAGAAAGTTCTAATATTATTTTCCTTGCTAATCAATGGTCAATGGATAACTGGGGAGAAGACTTACTAGCTGTTCGTAGAGGATCACAATTATTTTATTGGGATGCTGATGCAAGTCCTTCTCCACAAAGAGCAACAATTGTAAGTACTAGTCCTACTAAGATTAATAGTATTGTTGTTTCTCCTAATGATAGACATGTTATTGCTTTAGGAACAAATGAATTTGGTACATCTATTTTCAATCCTCTTTTAATTCGTTGGTCAGATCAAGAAGATTTTACTAACTGGCAACCAAGTATTTCTTCTACATCTGGCGAAATACAGTTAGTAGATGGTACAGAAATTGTTGGTGGTATTCGTTCACGTAATGCAATACATATTTGGACTGATCGTGCTATGTATGGTTTAAATTATACTGGTCCTCCTTTTATATTTAATAATACATTACTAGGTAATAATGCAGGTCTTATTGGTCCTCATGCTGCTGTTGCATTAGAAGGTGTTACTTACTGGATGGGTATTAATGACTTCTTTGCTTTTAATGGTAGAGTACAAAAACTAGATTGTACTGTTCGTCGTCATATTTATGATAGTTTTAATATGACGCAAGGTGATAAAGTTTATGCAGGTACTAACTCTGAGTTTCACGAAGTAATTTGGTTATACCCTTCTACTGATTCTTTAGAACCTGATCGTTATATCATTTATAATACAGTAGAAAATCATTGGGTATTTGGTACTGGTTTCTTTAATACTTTTGAAGATAGAGTAGTATTTGATAATACTATTACTAATGGTGCTGTAAGTGTTAATGGCGATAACTATTACTGGGATAATGAACCTTCAGGGATATTTACTGGAGATGGTAATGCATTAACTTCTTATATTGAATCAGCAGACTTTGATATTGAAGATGGTGATCAGTTAATGTTTATTGATCGTATTATTCCTGATTATACCATTGGTAGTGGTAATATTACTTTTACTATTGACACTAAACAATATCCTAGTGGAACTACTATTACTAAAGGACCATTTACAATTAATGCAGGTACTCAAAAGATTGATATGAGGGCTAGAGGTAGACAAGCGTCTGTAAGAGTTTCTTCTACTGAAGCTGGTACTAGTTGGCGATGGGGTAGTGTTCGTATGGGTATTCAACCTGATGGTGGTCGTTAAAAATGGCTAATAAACTTTATCCTGAGTTACCATATTATGCTAACTTAAATATGGTAGATAGTCAACAACTTTATAATGATCTTATTCGTTATGCTTCAGAAATGAAGTTTCTTCTTGAACAAAGAGATTTTGAAGTAGAATCTCAACCAGCTACAAGAGTAAGAACTGTAGTAAGTGTTGGAACAATTGGTAGACCTGAAGAAGGTTTTATTGTTTATGCTACAAAAGCTAAAAAATATAAAGGTTACGTTTCAGGAACAGGTTGGGTGGATTTTCACTAATATGCAAAATGATTATAAAACTATGATGGAATTAATACAAAATAGCACATTTATTGAGAATGTCAATAATGGTGTTGCACCTCAAACTGATTATTTTGGTGCAAGAACTACCGAAGGTATGGCGTATTCTAAAGATGCATTGTATAATAAACAAAGAAATAATACTAGTACTTTCCATGCAGATATGACTAAGCCACAGTCTCACTACATGAATCCAAAGCAGGGAACTAAATAATGATAGATAATAACGCACAGTATAGCGGTTTAGCTAATATTATGAATATGAGAGATCGTAATCCTAATACTCAACTTGCTTATGTTTCTAATGGTTATTTAAACAGTGTTCCTACTGCTCCTAATCCTTATACTGGTATACCACAAGTAAACAGTCCTATTGCTATGAATGAGGGTGGTATGCCTTCACAACAGTATCCTATGCAAGAAGAAGCTAGTGAACTAGCAGAGCGTGGTAGGTATGGTGATACAACTCTAGTACATATGACACCGGGAGAAGTACAAGGACTAGCTTCACTTGGTCAGCTTACTATTAATCCTGATACTGGATTACCTGAAGCTTTTAGTTTAAAATCAATGTTACCTATTATAGGTGGTATAGCTGGTTCTATACTTCTACCCGGCATAGGTACAGCTTTAGGAGCTAGTGCTTTAGGTGCTACAGCTATTGGAGCAGGTTTAGGAACTACAGCCGGTGGTTTACTTGCTGGTCAAAGTTTAGGAGATGCTGCATTAAGTGGGGTTATGTCAGGGGCTATGTCGTTTGGCATGGGTTCTTTAATGGGTGCAGGAGATGTTGCTGGAGCGTTAAAACCTACTACAGATTTTGTTCCTCCTCCTATAGATACTTCAGCAATTCCCGCTAGTTATCAAGGATTAGCTGGTCAAGCAGGACAAGTAGCTGATTTTGGTAGCTCTGCTATTGATATGGGTCTGACTTCTTCTCAAGCTGCTGTTAATATTCCCGGTGTTACTCCAACATCTGTTTTACAAGCACCAGCAGGATCAATGATAGGAACTGCAGATGTAGCACCTAAAACTTTAGCAGGTTTTGAAATATCTTCACCAGTAGTTAAAGGACAAGTATACAATCCTAGCCAATTATTAGAAATGGGTGTTACTCCATCAACAGCAACTACTATGGATTTAGCTAAACAAAAACTTACTGATCCATTAACTTATGCTCCATTAGGTGTAGCAGCTTTGACAGGAGGTTTAGATGAGCCTTATGAATATGAAGAACCTGCAGCTAGACCTGCACCAGATACTGGATTTGGAAGGTATACTTTAACAGGTGGAGAAGTTAAAAGACCTATAGCTACAGAAGAAGAATTAAGGAGAAGAGCATTGGAAGGTGGTAGTCAAAATTATTTCACTCCCTATAATTATGTACGAAATGCAGCAGAAGGTGGTATAGTAGGTCTACAGCAGGGAGGTATGGCTACTCCGCAAGCACCTTCTGCTATGTCAGCTATGCTTAATGCACCTACTGCACAACAGCCTATACCAATTAATATAGCTGTGCAACCTCCACAACAACAACAGCCTATGCAACAGCCTATGCCTATGCAGGGTATGGGACAACCTCCTCAACAAAGTATTCAACCTCTTCCTGATCAATCTATAGAATTTAAGAAAAATATGGATATGGAAGAGCAATTACAAAAACAAAGAAGCACTGCTTCTCTTCAAGGTCAATCAGCATTACTAGGTTTAATAGGAGGAGCAGGTGATTATTTACAATCACAAGGAATGAATTATCCTACAACAACACCTAGTGGGACTATTCCACAAACACCAGCTATGAACCAAGGCACACAAGTTAATTTAGGTGCTTCAGGAGGGTTTGCTCAAGGTGGTATAATTAATCGTGCAGATGGTGGACCAACACGTCAGCAGTTTAATGATTTTATGAAAAATATTTCTAATACACCTGTAGGACTGCTTA